ATCTGCGGCTGGTGCGTCAGGAAGTTCCGGGCAAAGAAGTCGATGATTTCAGATGCCGTATCGAAAGGTTTCGATACTCCTCCCGGCATTAAGTAGCTGCCCAATTTCATGCTTTCGCCACTTTTGTTAGCACTCCACGCAACCTGTGGGAGATTTTTGGTGGTTGTGTATGGCCCGGCCAGCGAAGGGATAAGCCGAACCAGTTGGCGGACGTGGATGGTGACCTCCCCGTTCGCATCCGGGTGTAGTTCGACATTATCGACTATTACGTTGTCGTCTATGAAATACGATATGCGCATCGGACTCTCGACTTCGGAGAAAACGATATTGCTGGCATTCTCCGTAAAGGAGACCGCATAGTGACCGCGAATTGTGAATCCCATGTTTTTTTCGTCAAATGTATGGTTTCAGAAATCGGGATGAAAGGACAATTACACCTCTACGAATTCGGCATTGGCGAATGCTACCGTTGCCTTGTCGGAGAGCGTGATTTCCATGGTCTTGATGAGAAAGAGCCGGTTGTAAAGCATGATCTTGCGCCAGAGTTTAAGCTGCGCGATGTCGGCGGGAGAAAGTACCACATCGGCTTTTACGGAGTCTTTCTTCTTCACCTGCCATTGCGCAAATGTCTCGTGGAATTTGGCATAGAGCCCGTTGGTGCCTCCGATGGCGATGGAATAACGTGTGTTCGCCATCTCGGAGCCTCCGTCGATGTAGGGCTCGGGGCGTGTGAAATAGTTTCCCTGATCGAAGAAGTTGTTTTCGATCAGTAACCCGATGTATACGTCCGAAGGGCGGTTTCCGCCGACGGTGGGGATATCGACGACGGGTGCCATGGTGCGGAGCGTCACTTGTGCGTCCGTGGATTCGACATTGATGAGCGTTGCGACATTTGCCGGGATGCAAGGGGTACAGATGAAGCCGATGCTGTTTTCGTAGCTTTGGCCGTCGCCTCCTCCTTCGGACAACTCGACCTTGTTGACGTTGGCCTGGAATACGATGTCGATGAGCGGTATTGTAGTTTCTGTCTTATTGAAAACGATCTCCCCCATAAGTATCGTTCCTATCCAGTCCCAGACCCGTTTCCAGTACAAGTAGGCTTTCACAGCTTTTCCCGAATAGACGTTCCCGGAGAATGTCACACGAACATTGACGTAGTTGTCCGAAGTCCGGAATTTGGAGATCAGTTCCTCGTAGTTGGATGCGGAATAGATGCTCTGTGCGAGTTCTTCGTCGAACTCCTCCTCTTTGGCCGGGTCGTAGTTCTGCTCGCCGTTAGCGTATTCCAGGGAGTAGCTTCCGGCCTCTCCGGCGACGATGGCATAGATGTCCGATACTTTCTGCGTCCAGTCGATAAATGTCTTGTCTTGGAGTATCGAGCTGTTGGTGCGTACATCGTAGTATCCTTTCTCGGGGAATATCGTTGCGCAGAACATTTTGAGGATGTTGGCGATGAACTCCGCCTTCGTCATCTCGGGCAGGGCCTCCGCGGCGTTGAATCCGGTTCCGATACACAGATTATCATCCGTGCCGGAGCCTGTATAGGGGATGCCGTATCGGTCGTTCTGCCACGCTTCGGGCTTGTAGGTTCCGAGTATGGCCATACGATCGAGATAGTCCTGGACCTGGGATGGGAAGATCAGCCCGGGGTGGATCTTCTCCAGCAGATAAGCTGCCTTGATTGCCGGGATGATATAGGGCGTATCGGTGTAGAGGTAGTTGGCGTATTTGTCGATCGAAGAGCATTCCGCCTCTCCTGCGGCCGTGGGGTATTCGATCTTTGCGCTGTTGGCCTTGCGGACGATCATCGGGAGTCCGATATCGGGATAATCTCCTTTGCGGGCGTTCTGCACGAATGTTGACATTGCCATGCCTCCGTAGTCACGGCACGCTATTTCGTGGATATTCCCGGAGAATGCCTCTGTCGCATCGGCACCTACGAATGTGTATTTGAGCGTTTGGTCGGAGAATTCGTCGAACTGGAGTTCCCCGGAGAATAGTTCGAAACCCTCGAAGATGATGGCGGCGGGAATCTTTTGCACGGCGGGCGGAATCATCATGACATCGACGAACCGGAATTCCACCTTGTTTGTCGGGGAGAGCGGGAACTCGATGCCCGTTGAGACGGCCACAGGCATGCGGTCGTCTGCGAAGAGGGGATTTTCGAGGGTGAGCGTTATCTCCTGCCCGGGTGTGATGTCGAGCGTGCGTCCGGATTCGAGACTTTTGATCAGTAACATGTCTATTTGAGTTTTCCGCGGTTCATCATACGTTCGTATTCGCGCTGCTTCTCGATCAGCCCGGCCTTGCCCATCAGGGACACATCGGCGCGGATGGGTTCGTCGAGGCGTTCGGTGAGCCTGACTACCGCCGTGTAGAGCAGCCTGACGAGTGCCGGATCAGAACCTTCGGATGCGGTGGAAACTGTCGGACTTGCATTGATCGTGTCGATTGCTTGTCCCGGGGAAATGGCTCCGCCTGCGGCCCTGCCGGGAATGTTATAGAGGGCCGGGAGTACTTCGCCGAAATTGAAGTCTGCAAGGTTTCCCTGCCGCCGCACGGTTTCGAAGAGTCCGATGATAGGCCGGGCTGTGGGGTTCTTCATGGCTTCGTTGGGAATGATGTACTCGAGTCCGTTCTCCCCGGTGATGACCGTGGGCCGCTCGACATATCCCCGCTTGTCGGGCTCTACGGATGCCTGGAACTTTCGGCCGTCTTGAGTGCGTGCGACGAGCAGGCCGCCCTCTTCGGCTCCGGCGATCGGCGTTGCAGCGATCATGGCGATTTGTGCAGCACCCATGGCTCCGGCGATTGCCGCTAAAACAAGGTTGGGAAGAGCTTCGGCCACGGCCCGCGCCGTCGCAATTGTGGCTTGTGCGAGATTTTGGGCCTTCTGGCGTTTGGCCTGCTTGATTTCCAGTTCCTCCTGTTTCTTGTCGTACTCCTCGTCCATGCGTTCGGTCTCAGCATCGTATTGTTCCTGAGTCATCAGCCCGGCATCGAGCCTGTTCTCCATGGATTTTTTGCGTTCGTCCTGGTTCTTTTTGAACTTCTTGAGCGAGGCATTCTCCTTTGCCGTCATCATTTTGTCGTAGCCTGAATATAGGGTCATCGCCATGTCGGCAGCCTCTGCGGCGGCCGTCAGGGCCATTTTCAGTTCGTCGGCCCCGGCCTTGCCGCTGGATATGTTTTCGAAGAACAGGCCCCAGTCATCCTGAGAGAACCCCAGGATGTCGCCCTGCTTGGTCGTGAACGAGTATCCCAGCTCCTTTACGGCATCCTTCGCCGCGGCGAGTTTGGCCGTGATGGTGTCGATCATTTCTTGGAGCTGCCGTTTTTCTTCATCGCTCAGCAGTTCAGAATCGAGGTCTATCGATTTGAGAAGTCCTTCGGCCGTAGGAATGTCGATCTGCCCTTCGGAGAAAAGCGTCTGGACCTTTGTCAACATTTCGGTATAGTATTCGGTGTCGAAAGCTTTCAGTTCTTCGATCTGCTGTTTCTTGATCTTTTTGCGCTGTGCGGCGGTGAGCGTCGCTAAGGATAGTTCCTCTTTCTGCTGGTTTACCATCAGGTCCCGCTCCTGTTTGTAGCGGTTCTCCTCGGTTTTCAGGGCATCAAGGGCCTGTTTGAGTTTTATCTCCGTGAGCTTGCGTGCATGGCTTCGGGCGAGTTGCTCGAGCATGGCCGTGTTCCCGGCATACTTTTTCTGCTGCTGGGCATAGAGCGCCTCCTCTTTTTCGACGGGATCGGTAATGCTGTCGATGCGTTGTTTCTCGATCTCTTCGAGGTCTTTTTGTTCCTGTTTCTTCTGTTGCAGGAGCAGGGTGGTGAGCTGCTCCTCGACTTTGAGGCGCTCCTTGCCTTTCAGTTCTCCGGAATTGAGACGCCTGTTCAGGGAATCGATGTTGAGTTGCAGGAGCTGGTCGTTGTACTCCTTTTCGGTGGCGATCTCCCCGTCGAGGAATCTCTTTCGGAGAGCAATGCGCTCGGCGATCTCCTTCTCGTCGAGATTTTTGTAAGCGGCCGCCGCCGCGGCTTGCTGCGCCTGCTTTTCCTGACGGAGTCTCTCCTCTTCTTCGCGCTGTTTCTTTTCTTCTTCCGCGGCGGCTCTCTCAGCCTCGCGCCGCTCGTTCTGGGCCGAGATCATCTCCTCTAATTCCTGACCGTTCAGGCGTTTGAGCTGTGCGACGGCGCCCTCTCGAATCTGCTGGGCTTCGGCGATCTGTGCTTGGAGTCCTTCGATTTCATCAGGCCGCAGCTCCCGAAACATATCGGAGCCCCGGTAGTTTCTGGACCCAGAGTATACGACGCCGTTCTCGATTTGTTTTTGAGCCGCTTTGATAATCAGGTCCTGCTTGGCGATGTCCTTTTCGAGGTCCTTGATCGAATCGGCATAGACGTATTTCAGACGGGCACGTTCGGATTCGAGAAACCGGTTTATTTTTTCCGTGTTGACCTCTATGGCGTTGCCGTATTCATCGACAGCGCTGATTGCCCCGGGGTAGGCATCGGCGAGTTCTTTGGTGACGGTTTTGAGCCGCTCGTGTTCGTCGGCATTCAGTTCGGTTTTGCTGCGGAGCGTTTCGTACTCCGAAACCAGCGGAGGAATGGTGCTTTCCAACGTGGCCACCCTGTCGAGCTGCTGGTCGAACTGGTCTATGAGGGATTCGCTGGGCCCGATCAGTTTGGTGACGCCTTCGATCAGCCCGGTGATCCCGTCGATTACGGCCTTTATGAATCCCTTGCTGTTGTAGAAGGAGAGCATCAGTCCCTCCCATGCGCTCTGCAAGAGTTTTGCAGACCCTTCGACAGAGTCCAGCCTCTCTTCCTGTATGCGTTTGAGTTCTCCATCGACATCTTGCAGGCTGTCGCGGAGTTCTCCCATCGCGCCGGCTCCCCGCAGGAACGTGTTGAACGCTGCCACGCTGCGCTTGTCGGTCAGGTCGAGTGTTTTGGCAAGGTCGATGCCTTTGGCGTCAAGTCGCTGGAGCCCGTCGATCAGGTCCGGCAGGGAGCGTATGGGCTGGCCGAGTTCCTTGGCGAGCTTCCCGTTTGCATCGGCGAGGTTGAGCAGGATGTTGCGGGTTGCCGTCGCGGCGCTCGATGCGTCGAAGCCGCTGTTCGCAAGGGTTCCGAGCAGGGCGATGGTATCCTTAACGTCGAACCGGAACGTTTTGGCCACCGGCCCGACGATCGACATGGCGGTTTGCAGATACTCGAACGAGAGGGCGGACTTGTTGCACCCTACGGCCATCGTCGCCAATACGTCATCCGTCTCGGATACATCCTTGTCGAAGGCCCGAAGCGTTGCGCCGGCCAGCGCTGCGGCTTCCGGAAGATCTGCTCCGACTGCCGTGGCGAACTGCAACACGGGTTTTGTCATTTGCAGTATTTGCGGCTGGTTGAAGCCCAGCTTGGCCAGTTCGGTTTGCTGGTTCGTGACCTGGGATGCGGTGTATTCGGTCGTCCGTCCGAGTTCCAACGCCGATTTGGTGAGCCCCGTCATTTGGGAGACATGGACGCCGAGGATCGTCGAGAGGTCCACGTTCGCCTGCTCGAACTCCCGGATTTTGTTGATCCCGCCGGTGAAGAGACTGAAGATGCCTTTGACGGCATTGTAGTAGACGAACAGTTTTCCGACGGCAGCCTCTATTTTTCCGAATCCCAGTTTGTCGAATGCGCCCCGCATCCCTTGGGAGGCTCCGGTCAATTCGCGCAGCCGGTTCTTTGTGGTTTGCAGTTCTGTGTTCAGTTTTTTCCATCTGGCATCCTGCGGGTCCATCTGGCTCAGTTCCCGGGAAAGGTTCCTTACATGCTTGCGGAGTTCCCCGATGGTCATCGTATTGACGTTCATCTGCCGGGTCAGCGTGTCGAGCCGCTGCTTAGCCTTGTCGGCGGATGCGGTCTGGCTGTCCAGCCGCTTTTTGAGATTGTCGTACTGGACGGTGTTCTGTTTGCCTTGGCGCTCCAACTCCGCCATCTCGGCGCGCGTCTTCCTGATGCTCTCCTGCCAGTCGTTGAAGGCGTCTTCGGCCTCCTTGATCTTTTTGCGGCCGTCGTCGCCGTTTACGATGATATTCAGCCGGAGGTCTTCCTCTCTGATTTTCGAAGCCATTACTGCGGGTTTTGTTCGTTAAACTGTGCTTTGATACGCTGGGCCACTTCGTCGGTGAAACCGTACAGGAGTTTGTATTCGATGTTGGCGAGAGTGTATTCGATGAACCGGTTGTGGATCTTGCGGTTCTGGCGAATTGTCCGGCGGCCCCGTTGCACGGCCTTCATGTCGAGGAACCGCTCGTAAATTTTATGGGTGAAGGCCAGTTTGCCGGAGAACTCGTCGCCGGAGGATACGTCGATCCTTCGTTGTGCGAAAAGGTTCCCGGAATGCGCATTCGTCTTTTCGCGGATGGCATTGCCTTGATAATACAGCAGGCGGTCCCCCTGTTTGGCGAGGACCTCCCGGACGAAGTGTTGCTCGACGAGTGAAGGCATGGCGGTTATTTTGGAACAAATGTAGCCGGCCATGCCCCGTCGGAAAGGACAAAATGGGAGATGAAAAAGCCCCGCGGGGAGCGGAGCCGGTACATAGAGGTCGGGATCGTGCTCGGGGATCACGAGGGGAGTTTCCCCGACGGATTGAAATAGAGCGTCTGTGTGAAACTTTCCTGCTGCGTCCGGCCGGAGCTGTCTCGCAGCGTGTATTCCAGATTCTCACGCGTGAGTTTGCGAATCATTTCGTCCTAGCTGAGAACCCTGTCGATCAGGCGGCTGAAAATCTCGAATTCGTCGCCGGTCATACTTACCGTTTTCTCGTCGATCTTCATAGCCTGCCCTCCCTGATTGCGTTATCGTGTGTGAAGTTCTGGAGCTGACGCATCGTCTCGCATCCGATCATCCGCTGTATGTCGAACAGCATAGCCTGCATCAGTTCTTCGAGCCTCCTGTGTTCGTCCGTGCGGTGCGGTTCCTGCCGCCGGTCGTGTTGTTTTCGGATGATCTTTGCGGCGAGACGGATGTCCGCCATTGCGCGGTAAACGCAGCTGTGCGCCTGGATCAGCGCCGGATCGACAGGGAAGTGCCCCGTCGGTTTTTGGTTGTTTTTCATAGTGAGGTTTAGACATTAAACCGTTAAACAAAAAGTGGTTCGCCTTTCCCGCTGTCTAACACCTCACAAAGGCTTGCCGGGGCATTAACCATCCGGCACGGGGGTACGAAACCACTATAACTACAAGCATAAAAAATGCCCGCATATTCGACGGACATCATCCGCCTTTGTGAGAAAAATGTTAGACATCACAAATATAGGGAACTTTTTGGAAGATGCAAAAAAAGCGTGACGAAATGTCACGCTTCGGGGAATAATAGAAATGGATGCTTTATTGCAATCGCATCTGTAATCCAGGTGCGTCGGCGATCCACAGTAAGGATAGCCCGTTCATAATTGAACGTCAATATATAATTTCCCGCCCAATCCGCGCTCTACAATATCGAACAGCGTTTTGAGCGTAATGTTCTCACCGTCGTTTTCGACCTTGGAAATGAACGTGCGCTTTTTGTCGATTCGGTCGGCCAGTTGTGCCTGAGTCATCTCTTTTTGTTCCCGTGCCGTTCGGATTTTCAGCCCGATCCGCAATGCGTCGAGATCGCGTTCGATACGGTCGCGTTCTGGCGTGCCTGCCTCACCGTAATACTGATTCTTGATCTGATTTAATGTTTTTGTCCTCATTTTCGGTTTCGGGTATAAATCCGTTTTCAGACAGTCGAATGAACGCTCGAACGATATTATCGAAATCCGGATTATTTTCATGTATTAGCAAGGATGAATAGATGTCGTAATATTCAGACCTATATTGTTTGTCCACCTTGCAAATCGCTGTGTCGTGCAGACGGGTATACCATTGTTGAAATAGCCTGTTTCTACCTTTTTCCCGATGATCTGTGTTGTCGCAGACAATCACGACGGCATTATTGTTGTTTTTGAAAATCTCTCCGATTATCGCGCAGATTGTATCTGCAATTCTGTCATCTTGCGGAATATTTGCTTCTACTCGGGTGTCGAAATTGAATGTGTATACGTTCTCGAAAAGGTCGTCATATGCGGTCATATCGAGGAAATACGCAACATATACAACACCAGCCTTTGTTGTAAATTCGTATGTTAATTCACCGCAGAGTTTGTAGCTATAAGGGTGTAATGAATCGTACATGGCGTTCTTTGGCAATTTTTTTCAAATCGCCACCTTCACGAATGCACTTGTGGATAGCCTTTTTGTCTTCCACCATTTTTTCCAAAATGCTGGTCGGTTTGGTTTTCTCGGTTTTCATTGTGCGATTTGCTTTATATTTCATAACGCGAAAGTAATTTATAAATTACATTTGTGCAAGTATTTTGCCGGAAAAACAAAAACACCCCGATTTTTTCGGGGCGGATATGAAATCGCGGGGAAACCTATCGGATCGTTATGGTCGCGCACCACCCGTTCCAGCCCCCGAAAACGTTGTATTCGGGAGTCACGACGATCTGCTCGATTTGCATTCCTGCCAGATAGGGGCATGCCCCGTTGTCCGATTCGCGTATCGCCCTGCGAAATGCTTCGAGTGTCGCCGTCATCAGGCCGTGCAGCCGCAGATATTCGTCTATATCCACGATTTTACCGGAGGCCATCCCGGCGCCTTTCGAGAGTATCCAGACGATGACGGCGTTCTCTTCGTAGTGAACGTCCACATTCTCCATGTCGATTTTCGCCCCCGGGAGCGTCATGATCATCTGTGCTTCCGTTATGGCGGCGTTCCCGAGAATCTTGGTCGCAGAACTTTCGTCTACTACGGCATTTGCCTCCCGAATTCCGGGAATCCGGAGTGCGGCGAGGAATCGGATGAGTTTAGCGGTGTTTGCGAGCAGCAGCATCGTTTCGTTTTTTATAGTGGTATAATAGGGAAAGGATTTCGATCATCCCCTGCCGATCGGTCTCTTCGATACTTCCGAAGATTCGTTTCTCTGCCAAGTCGTAAAGCAGGGTAATCCACCCGGGAGAGTCCCCGTCTTTCTCGGATGTGTCGGAACTGAACAGTTCGGCGAAGGAGATCTTCTGGCTGCCGATGACGAAGCGGCCGGTCTGCATGTACCTCACGCATGCGGAGAACCAGAGCAGCACGAGTTGTTTCTGCCACGGCTTGAAGCGGCGGCAGAGGTTGGCGTACCGGTCGAGCGTATCGGGCGAGTAGGGGACGACGCGGCGGCCGGAGGGCTGGATCGGGCCGGCCGGCCGGTAGAGACATGCGAGCATCCGGTCGAGATGGTGCTCGTCGTTGGTTTGCAGATAGAGCTGCATTTCGTCCGATGCCCCGCGGAACTCTGCGAACGAAATATCCAGCAGAGCCTCCGCCGGGCCGAAGAGCCTTCGCCAGCCGGTGCGCACCGAAGGCCAGAAGTTGCGCACGGAGTCGAACCGGATCTGATAACCGTCGGATGTTTTTTCCAGAATGCCGCCGAGAAGTTGATCGCAGAGGAGAGCGACCTGTTCGGCCCGTCGTTCGCGCTGCGCCGGCGTCTCGGGATGCCATGCTGTTCGGATCGCACTCCGGAGTGTCCGGCGGATTCTGCACAGTTTGTACAGAACCCTCACCCGGAACTCGTCGATGGACATAAGCCCCGCGCGATGTTTCGCCAGGCATTGCATGATGTAGACGACCTGACGGCCGGTCATCTCGTCGTACGTCGCCGGGATGCTGATTTCGATACCCCGGCCGGGAATTTCGAGTGTGTTCATCCGGCGGTGAAGTATTTGTTTCGGGGATCGTTCTCGGGCAGCGGATCATATTGGGCAGCAACGTTGCGCCGCTTGGTTACGGCCTTTTGGAGCTCGGTGAGGGCATTCGAGGTTTCTTCTTCGAGCGTGCGCAGCAGGTATCGTGTTGTCAGGATGTCGGCCGGTTCATTCGCTTTTCCTCCTTGGAAGGATGCCGAGAAGCGGCGTACGACAGCGTCCGGAAGGATTTGCACCGACATCCGCTTTACGGCGGTCTGCACCGCATAGAGCGGTATGCACTTCTTTGCGGCTGCGGCGATCTCCTCGAGGTTGTCCTCAGCAGTATCCCCTGCGAGAATCTTCCGGAAGTTTTCCTCCCCGACGACCCGCACGATCTTTCGCTCCTGGCATTCGATCATGAAGGGCGCGAGCAGATAGAACGTGTGGTAGGAGTTCTCGATCGGGAATACCTCTTGGAATTCATCCAGCGAACGCACGAGGGATGCTTTGAGCCGTTTGAGCACCGGAGCCTGCTGCCATTCCGGGATGTCGTTCTCCTCGAAGAGGCGGTACATGGCATCCAGCAGCCGGTGATAACGGTCGAGCAGGGCCCGGTCGTCCATTTCGATCTGCCAGCGCCACGGGATAGACTCGTTTTCCTTGTCGAGTTTCACTTTGCGTCCCTCGTCCTCATGGCCTACGGTGTTCTGCTGATAGAAGCGGTAGACGGCCAGCGCTGCGACCGGAAGTCGGACCGCACGGGCTATCAGCGCTTCGGGGTTGGAGCCGGAAGTTTCGAATGCCGGAGAATTATAGTAGGTTTCGACCCGCGCGAAGAGCTCGCTGCCGATCATGCGGCGAATGTCCGCCTCCGCCAGTGCGATCTCCGTGGCGATTACTGAGTAGCGGTTGGTCTGGTAATAAATGCCCAGCAATTCCTGAAGTTCGGCCGGACCGTCGTTGTCTTTGTTGAAAAGCATGGCATCAGTTGTTTTTCATACGTTCGGATTCGGAGATTCCTTCCTCGGACATGACTACTGCATGGTAAAACCCGAGCTGGTAGCGGGTTCCGGGGAAGTTGTAGGCGATGGCCTGGTTGATGGGACCGAGGATTACCCGCTCGGGGATGCGCGTGTCGAAATGCAGGAACACCTTGAGGGCGTAGAGCATTTCGGAGCCGCTGGCAAGTTTGCCGTTCACCATGATGTTCGTCAGCGAGGGGTGGAGTGCCATGCCTGAAGTAATCGCCGAGGACGCTGCCTCGCTGATCTTGAGCTGCGCCTCCACGAAGTCCTTGATCTTCTGGTCTACGGGCTCGATCTTCCATGTGATGAGATTGTTGTCGTCATCATAGGAGTCGATGGACTCGAAGAATTTCCCGGCGTTCTGTTTCCCGGAGAGGGTTTCGGTCAGTGCGTCGAGGATCTTCTTTTTGGCCTGTTTGTAGCGGGCTTCGATCTCCTCGGGCTGCTCTTCGGGATACTTTTCCCGAAGTTTTTCTTCGATCCGGTCCCAGTATCCCTGCGGGGAGTGTACGTGATAGGCCAGATTCAATCCGTTTTCGGTTACATGCCGGAAGATCATCGGGATGTCCGAACCGCGGAGAATCCAGCGGATGGCACCCATGAATCCGGGCGTAGCGTAGAAATTGCGTCCGAAAGCATAGGTGTAGTTGTAGGATGCCGAAATCGGGTAGCGGCCCGGATCGGTCGGATCGAATACGGGATAGCTCCGCAGTCCGGAATTCACACAAGCCGTTTCGAAATCCCCGACGAGGATGTGCCGCACGTCGTCGATATTGCGGGAGTCGGCCCATTCGAGGCGGGCGTCTTTTGCGCTGACGAACTCCAGTCGGGCGATGCGGCGGCCGTGTCCCGGCAGGCGGTATCCGCGTTCGAGGGGATGGATGGCGAAGAACCCGCCTGTATGGAGATAGTCCGTCGCGGCTTGGTCGATGAAACGATCGTAGTCCCAGGATCGGAGCCATGCGGAGATGTTCGGATCATCGACCCAGCGGCGTGTGATCTTGCCGCCGTCGAAGGCGTTTTCGTAGAGAAATGCTCCCTGCCCGGTCAGCAGGTTCTGTTTGCGGTGGAGTACCCCCGGAGCGAGGTTGTTGCGGGCCATGATGTCACGGATCATCACGGGAAAGTCGTTGTTGATGCCGTAGGGGACGATCTTGTAACCACGTACGGTCTGATAGGTTTGCTCCCAGTTGCCTCCGCCGTCGGCCGCCATGTCGAAGATGTAGCTGTCGAGACTGCTGCGGGGGCTGGTCGAGAGCGATATGGCTTGACCTCCGAAGTCGAGGATAGCGGCCGAATCGGAGAGATGTCGGATTTTCGGTTTCTTGCCGGTTGTTTGTTTCTTCATTGTAAAACTACTTTCTGTCCGTTGAAGATCATTAGGAGCGGCCGGTAAAATCGGCGGGCTTCTCCGGTGTCGAGGTCCACGTACTCCTCGAGCAGTTCGGCGAAGCGGTTCCCGTCGGCATGAGGCCGCGGGCGGAGTCGGGCATGCCGCACATCTACGATCCCGCGGCTCTCCTGTGTCGATGTGGAACACGACATGAAGGAAAAGGAGAACGGCTCCTGGCGATCCGAGAGTTCCCGCATCTGTTTGATGGCTGCATACAGATCCATGACGCAAAAATACCTGCTGTTTGGCGGTATGAAAGGACAAAAGACAAGGTCACAATTTGTGATATTGGATTAGGTGTTGTCTGTAGATTTCACTATCTTTGCCCTTACATAGAGGTTGAGATCCATCGGAGGAAACGATGAATTTCTCCTGTTTCGGGGAGTTTGGGTGCGTCAAACTCCCTCTTTTTATGCGTTTATGGGAGAGAAATGGGGCGATTCCCGTTTGAAAAAAGGTGGTTTTTGCATGGTTTTTCAGAGTTGATTCGGCGTAATACGCTGGGAATTAACCGAAGAGGACCGAATGCTCGAAAAAACGGTTGTTTTGTGTGCGAGTTGAGCCCGAGCCGCTCTCTCCTCCTTGTGCAATTGCACGCCTCCCGGGAAGGTGAAATATGATACTTCGTCCCGGATGGAACAGGTACGAAAAAGCCCCGCGGGGAGCGGGGCCGGTGCATAGAGGGCGGAATCGTGTTCGGGGATCAGCAGGCCGGGGCGTCGGCTTCGTGCTGCCCGTCGAATAGTTCGTCGGCCATGCGGTAGGCGACCAGTTTTGTGAAACCGAGTCTGGTGTTGGTCAGGTCTTTTTGGGAAATAATGCAAAAACGCCCCGAAAAAATCGGGGCGGGCGTTTCAGATCTGTTTAGTGTCAAATAAAGCAATACTATGAAACGCTTATCTTCATCAACTTTTTAGCGATGTCTTTGAGTGCGAAGTTTAGAGTTTGCTTTTCTTCGTCAGTAAATTTTGCAGGTTTGCCATTGACAATATTCCCGTTTACGCGCTGGTAGAGCCACTCTTTGGTTTTGCCGAAGTACTCTTTGGCTATATACGACAGCGATATGACGGGGAGTATATCCTTTATCTGATCCTTGATGATGGCTTCTTTGGCCCGCTCGTTCGTTTCGGTTATCTGGGCTAAAACAGCCTTGGCAACCCCCTCGGCATCAGTGTCCATTTCGGCGCGGATTTGGTCGAAAATAGCTTCCCGTTCGGCTTCCGTTCGGGCCGCTATGTAGCGATCCTTGAAATCGTCCATTTTCGCTTTAATATCCATATTTTTCGGTTTTGATTCCCCGCCCTCTCACGGCGGGGATTTGTTTTACATCATTTTAATTGATTCGACCAATTCGTCGATTTTTGCCTCAATGAACGGGATTATGTTGTCGGCCCCGTTCCGGCCTTTGAGTTCATTGAAAAGCCGCAAATAATAGATCAGCTCTTTTTCCAACTCCTTTTGTTCTTTGCTTGGGTTCATAGTTCATTTGCTTTGTTTGACGATACAAATATAATAATCATTTAATTATTGTGCAAATATTTTGCCGAAAAAAATAGAAAACGCCCCGATTTTTTTTCGGGGCGGGAACCGTATGGTGTTCGTCAGCCGGTTTTAGATTGCAGCATCGACACGGATCGGCCGCGTGCCTTTACGGGTCAAAGCCACCCAGGTCTTGCGCATCACGAGGTATTTGAACGCGTCGGACATGTTGGTCGATTCCATCGGCAGCCTCTCCGGCGGGAGTTTCTCGCTTCGTTTATCCTTTGCAATCTGATCCTTGTCGGTTTTCCGTGTCTTGGCGCCTTCGAGCGACGCTTTGAGGGGTCGGCAGTTGTACGTGTCGATCAGAATGGCCGGAAGGCGGGGATTCCGTCCGGATAGGAGTTCCTGCATGTAGACGTACTCGTCAGCCTGGCCGATGTTGCCTTGGTTCCTGGATTTGAGAATCACTTTCCATCCGGTTCTCTTGCCATCGGCATCGCGTTCGATGGCTTCCTTGATTTTGGAGGCCAAATCCTCTTTCTGGCGCCGGTAGTTGTTTCCGGCCCGATCGTAGTAGAGATTTACGGTTTTCTCTTCGTGTTGTGCGAAATAGGCGAGGAAATCATCCGCCAATTCCCGCAGGAAGGCCGGCGGGAGTACGTAGAAGGTTTTGAGGCATCGGAGGATGTGTCCGTCGTCCTGAGCCACGACCATCGACTGCATATTCCCGAAATCCATTCCCACGTCGAGGGCGCGCTTGGGATCGAGATAACGGAGGACGCTGCAATCTTCCCGATCCCGCAGTCCGAATGCGTTTTGTACCGACAGGATATTCCCGTCGTCGAAGAAGTGCCGTTCTCCGAGGTTGGCGTAGAAGCGCATTCCTGCTTCGAGTCTGGGGCGCATGGAGAGGATCGCGGCGTTCACATCCGCGAGCTGTGTAGACATCGCATCTTCGAGATATTCGAGCGATAGGATGTCTACGTTGACGTACGAGGATGCCAGCAGAAATACGGTGCGGGCCTTCGGGTGCTTGCGCAGTTCGTACCAGTCGGCATACCATCTGTTGAGCGTGCGGAGCTTGTTGCTGTATTCTTTCCGGTCTTCGTCCGTGCGGGTCTGCATGAACCGTTCTTTTGCTGCGATATATTCCTGCGTCGCCTCGTTCACCACAAGGGCCGTTTTGTAGAGTGTGAGCACCATCTCCTTGTCCATGTTCTTGAGGTCCTTGAATATCCAGTCGTACTCCCCGACATTGGAGGTGTTCGGCATGTCCGTCGTGAAGGTGCGCCCGCGGTAGAACGGCGATCGCCCGAATTGCACCCGGTATCCTCGCACGGCCTTCAGGAGGTTTGCGATCTTCTCTTCGGGAAAATATTTGGCTTCGTCGCCGAACACATGGACGTAGGAGCGGCCTGCCAAGGAGGCCGGGCGGTCGAGTGATCCGAATGTCAGGTTGAATCCCGTGAAGAAGATGATCGTACGCTTGTAGCTGACGATCTTATTGAACGGCTTCCAGAAATGCGGGCGGAGCCACCGGGGGAGATCTTCGCATTCCTTATCCGAGTATTCGGGCGGTTGTTTTTCGATGATGAAGTGCGTGTTTTCCCGGTACCCTTTCCTTTCGAGTCCTTCGAGGACAGTGGGCAATACGTTTGCTTGCAGGTTGGTGAAAGTATCTGCCACCCATGCTGCGGGGGCTCCGGGCATGTCGTACATCATTGCGATCAGCCGTTCGACCTGAATTTCCGAAGTTTTTGCCGATCCGCGTCCTGCGATCAGCGCGAGGTTGGTCGGAAGGATCATCGCCAGGAACTGCGCGAGCCAGTTCATCAGCACCTCGGCGACGTAGGGCTTCGCCCCTGTTTTAATTTTGGCTCTGTTCGGCATATGCGATGAATTCTTCGATGTTTACGTCCTCGATGAATGCGTCGTTGCGGACGCGCCGCCGTTCCCGTTCGGGAATCTGAAGGGCTGCGATATGCTGTGCGAGTTGCTGGCGGTTGACCTTGGGGAGCCCCGATATTTCGGGCGTCAGCGAGAATACACGTATCGGGCGGAGGTACATGGCCGCGGGGAGTTTCTGAATATCTTCCCTGTCGAGTCCTCGGGCGGCGCGGCTTTTCATCATCAGATCGCCTGCGATCTCGAAATCTTTGGCCGACTGTGCCGTGTCTGCCACCTGCACGGCCCAGTCGTAGAGCATGTCGGCGTATTTGTTCCGCAGGGCCTCGCGGTCGCTGTTCCGGTTGGAATAGAAAAGTGCGTCGGCCTGTTCGTAGAGATCCACTGCTTTCGCATAGGTCATTCCGTATTGAGCCACCAGCAGTCGGACGGTGTTTCGTTTTCCGAACTTCCGGTCGAGAGAGTTGATCGTAGAAAGGAGTTCGAAGAACGTCTGCTCGTCTCTCGAAAGGCTTGCGGAACACCCCGATGAAATGTATTCGTTGAGCTTCTCGTAGATTTCCTTGTCCTCGAATCCTCCGAACAGGTCGAGTTTCGACACCTGAAAGGCTTTTTCGCGTCGAATCCGGCCGAGCTGCTGAATGGATGGGACATCGCCGTCTTTGGCGTTGGCGTAGAGTTTGAGCGATATGTCGGCTGCGACACGGATCTGTCCCTGCTCGATCAGCTGGCGAACGATGCTGCCGGCATCACTGGCTTCGGCGATGAATTGTTCGCGGTCCACCTTGAAGTAATCGGCGATCTCACGGGGTGTATAGTTCAGTCCTGCCAGTACGCGAATTTTCTCCTGATGCTCCGGGGTGAATGTCGCGCCGATCTTATCCCGGTCGTATGATTTATTTTTTGCGGGCATAGGCGGCAATGATTTTGTCTACTTCGAGAAGCTGTGCTTCGTATTCCGCGAGCAACTCCTCGCGGTTTTCCCGAAGATGCGGTTTGTCGTTCTTTTCGATGACTTTGCGCAGCCACCAGACGCGGTATTGAAGCCGTTTCTGCGCCTTGAACAATTCGGGGATGGAGAGTTTTCGGAACGCGCGGATTTTGCGCAGCCGTTCGAATATCGGATGCACTCCGAGAGGCGCGCGGTGCCGGAGGTAATGGTCGAGTTCTTCGAAGATCTGTCGGTTTTCCAGATAATTGTCAAGAACTTTCCGGGCTGTTGTGTAGCATTCTTCGGGGGATGTACAGTCGAACAGCGCTGCGTGTGCCCGCGTGTAATTCTCCCATGCTGTCAGTTTGTCGGCCGCGAGAATCTTGAGTTCGGGCGGGCATCCTGTTTCCCGGAGAAAGGGGTACTGTTCTCGGAATTTGGGCCGCGGGGGCGTCTGCCGCTCTTTATCGGCAATGCCGGGGTCGATTCCGGTGAGGGTGCAGAGTTTGGCGATAAGCATCGGCCGGTATTTCGACGGGTTGGCCGCGACCATCCGTGCGAAATGGCGGTTGGTGCTTATTTGGTCAAAGAGCCGGAGCCCTGCGTTGATCTCGGCTCCGGCTCTTAACCATTGGTGAACGTCCTCTGCGATCCTACCGTTTGGCATATTCCTCGAGATAAGGCTTTGCTGCCGGGAATGCTTCGGGCGTTACGCATACGAACTTGCGCAGACGCAGGAAGTCGATCAGTACCGCAGGGCAGAAGTCGGGCCGGGTGACATATCCCACGGCATTGCCGAACGAGAATGCCACCTGATTGGGAATCTCCCCGGCATGCGCGATCTCGTTGTAATGTCCGATGAAGTCCTCGTCGGCAGGCGGTACCGGGTCGGTGAAATCTTTGAGCGTATCGACGAGATGCTCTTTGGTCATGAGCATGGGCAGTCCGGTGTACCCGATCGTTTTGCCTTTGGGAAGAACGCGCCGGCGGTAGAGACTCAGGTCCGCGAGCGTCAGCCTGGCCGTGGGGAAACATCCGTGCGGCACGAAGATGAATTCGTCGGGAATCAGGTCGTCCGCTATGATATTAGCCATCGTTTCGGCTAACGACAACACCGGGACGATGCGGATGTCGGCCGGTGCCGCAGCTTTCTGCCACATGCGGAGCATGAGTTCTGCCATTGCACCTGCGGCTGCGATTACGATGACTGTGCGCTCGGAGATTCCGAGCGCATGGGTTGCAGGCTCGGACGGGGTGGTGCTGCCTTCCTGTTCCGACTGGATATCCTGCACTTTCTCTTGTGCATCCGAGTCCCCGGCGGTCGTCTGGACCGTCGGGGAGTTCGGGATTGTCGTTGCTTCTTTGGTCATGGGAGCTGCGTATTAGGCGGTTTCACCTCCGGTGTCGGACTCAACCTCGAACTCCTCGACTGCGGGGAGATCTCCGGAGATGTCGATCGGGAGGTATTTTTCGGGAGATGCACCTTTGAAGGTGATTTCGCGTTTGTTGGCCTCCTTGTTGTCGGTGTAGGTGATCTCCGAGAAACAGAGGGGACAGCACTTGGAGCCGTACTTTCGGGAAATCCCGCCCTCGCAGGTCTGGTGGAACGCTACGACCGAGCGGTTCGCCAGCAGGGAGATTACACCGTCGGCCGCGGCTCCGGGATATGCCCATTTGATCCCGTGCGTGAATCCGATGGAATCGGTATCCCCGGTTTTCTCGATGACGGGTTCGATGGTTCCGGATGTGGCGTAGAACTTGATGCCTTTGGCGCCGGTCTTGAGTGCGAACTCCTCGGCCGTGTAGGCTGTCTTCCCCAGTTGGATGTCGGGTTCTTTTTCGATGTCGTCGGTGAAGTATAAGTACAGGAATTCACCTTTGGGCGTCGGAACCCCCGCGCCCGGTTCGGGGCGGGGGACTGATTTGATTTGCTGTGTCATAGTCTATTCGAAATTAAGCGGTTTCCTCTTCGCCTCCGGCGTCGGGATCGGGAGCAGGCGTCTCGGTTCCGGCAGTTCCTCCGTGCATCCACACGCTGCCTTCGGCCACGATAGCCGAAGAGTCTGCGATGATGGCCTTCGTCGGGTCGTAGTCCGCCGGGACATATACGTACAAGGCTTCGCCGATGCGGAAGCCGACCGAGAGTGAGAACTCGCCGATGATGTCCACGTCGTAGTGGTGTTCTTCGATCTTCTGGATGATGTTCGGGGCCTTGTTGATGTCCACGAGTTCCACGAAGTTCTCCTTGGGAGTGGCGAAGAGCATCGGCGAGTTGTACATGGAGAGCAGCGGGACGAGCGTGAACTTGGTGAACCGCACCGAGTTTCCGATCGTTTGGCCTGTGTACTTGCCGTTTACGGCGAAATCCTGACGCTGGTAGTGCAGCACCATCTGCTCGGAGCAGAAGATCGGCAGGTTGCCTACGAAATACTTGCTGATGCCATCCACGTAGGCATGGAACGCATCGAGGAACTCCTTGCCCTCGAGGTCGAAGAGGTTTACGGCGCCCTTGAAGAAGTTCATCTTGGCCTTGCCGGTCTTGAGATCCTCGCAGATGATGGTTTCGAATCCGTCCATGGCCTGCGCGGCGTCGCGTCCGGCGTCACCGTCGTTCTGTCCGGCGGGAGCGGCTTCGTACTTGCCCTTGCCGACCATCTTGCGCGTGAGGTCATCCTGGATCTTGGGCAGGATGTGCTGCTCGACGATGTATTTGGTGATGGGCATCTGCGCGAAAGTGGTGTTCTGCTGGTAGAGATACAGAAGCCAGCTTTTGAGAATCTGCGTGGGCTTGATGCGCACGTTGATCTTGTGGCGGCGGTAGGGGATGCGGATCGGGGTGAACTTGGCCTGTCCCTTCGGAGTCCATACGTCGGTGAACTCCTGGACTACGGAGTCGATCAGGGCTGCCGATGCGATGTAGTCGGTGTCGGACTGCACCATCGTCATGTGGACATGGTCGGGGAATCCGAGGTAGATCTCCTTGGTGAGGATGTCGATACGCTGTTTGGGCGGCATCGCCATCGAAAACTCCTTGTTGAGTTCCGCAACGTCGAGGGTGGGGGTGTCGGCGGCCCCATAGATGCGGCCCTCCTTGAGCATTGCCGCAACCTGCATGTTGTGCAGGGCTTTCATATCGACCATAATGGCCGGGGCGGGAACCGATGCGGCTCCGGTCGGGGCAGGATGAGGTTCGGGGAGCTTGGCCAGACGGTCGCGTTCCGCCTCGGCGCTCTTCTGCGCCGCCATCGCGGCAGTGAGACGGTCGTTGAGATCCTTTGCGTCGAGATCATGCGCCTCTTTGAGCGCCGTGAGGAAATTGACGCCTTTCTGTGCGTCGTCGTCATCGCCTGCGAGCGCCTGCTCGAAGGCTGCGATGGCGCCTTCGCCGAATTTCTCGACGGCGACGGCCCGCTGTTCGGCCGTGAGGATCGGCTTGCCGCTCTCGTCTTTTGCGAATTCGGCCGCTCCTACTGTCTTCAGAATGGCCTTTGAAATAGTTTTGAGAAAAGACATGGTATCAAATGGATTGATTCGGTTTCGTGGAATCGATGGCCGCCAGCGCGATGACTTCCTCGAGTGTCATCACGCCGTCGGCGAGACCGTTGGCGACAGCCTGATCTGCGTAGAAAACGTCGCCGGTGAGAACTCCCGGAGCGTCTGCCGCGAGGTTGGGCCGGTTGGCCTTGATGTCGGTATGGAAGATCGATACGATGCGCGAGAGATCCTCCTTGTAAACACTTTCGTCCCCTTCCTGAAGACGGCGGTAGGCTTTGTTCTTGTCGGGCGATTCATCGGCATAGATCATGTGGATCTTGTATCCGTTCTTCTCGAGATCTCCCGGTGCGGTTTCCATGACCTGGGCGAGGGCCCCGATCGAGCCGACCATGGATGCCATCGTGTTGTCCATAAATATACGCTCGGCCGCGGATGCGATCCAGTATGCCGCCGAACAGCAGTAATCCGAGTGCACGAAGATCGGTTTTCCGCAACTCCTGAACTCGTCGATGGCTTTCAGCATGCAGGGTATAGCATCGACACAACCACCTCCGGAGTTTACGGCCAATACCCCCGCTATGACCTGGTCGTCATGTGCGGCGCTGCGTATTGCCCGGGCGACGGTCTCGGTACCGTAACTGCACCTTGTATCCTCTTTGAGGAGCATCCCTTTGAGCGGAAATACCGCGACGGCCCCGTCCACCTTCTTTTCGGTGTCGGGGGCCTCGGGATTTTCGGGAGCGTCCTGGACAAGTTGGACGGGATAGGCCGCTGCTTTTTTCTCGAGGTCGATCTTCCCACCGGCGAGGATGCGCTGTCCTACGGCGAGGATTGCGGCGTCCACGAGCCATGGATGACGGTATAGGGAGAGTGCGACTCGGATGTCGGGCATAATGCGAATAGTTTACTCGATGCAAACTTACTCGCAGGCGGGGGCTATGGAAAGGACCTTTTTATGCGCCGTGGGTTTGGTCCTGGACTTGTATTCAATGGTTATGACCACCAAATGCTCTTCTTTATGCGTCGGTTGCGCCGGGATATCTCCGGTTCCGATGATATAGTAAGCCTCGGTTGTCCGGACCCGGAAGATGCAGGGCTCGTGGAGTTGACGATCGTCCCGCACGAGTGTTGCGGTGATCTTTGTAGTCCAGAGGAGTCCCGGTGTCTCTTTTTTGGATGAGATTTCGATGGAAGCGCTCCCGGGTGAGAGTTGCAGCTCCCGAAATGGGGCCTCCGGGGTAAAGGCTGACTTGACCGAGAGGCGGACGATGGTTTTGCGTGGCATTTTATTATCGGTTAAAAAGTTAAAATCGCTATTAAAACTAAATTTATTTAACAACGGCTATTCCGAAGGTTTTTCGGGCCCTTCGATCCGGTTGTTGTTGTAGCGTGCTTTGTTGTAGAGCGAGGATACTAAACGCTCGAAATCTTTGAGTTGTTCTCGGTAGATCCGTTTGCCGAGTGTTTCGGCAAAATCTTCGGCGAACAGTTTCCTGCTGACGATGAATGCCTCGATGATCTCCCGCTTCTGGATATTGCGTTTGCTGCCCTTCAGGTAGTAGGCATTCAAATCCAAGTTGAAGATCGTGTCGAGGAGTACGTTGAGCCGGGCTGCGTCCTGTTCGGTGAAATAGAGATGGTAGAACTCGGCATTTTGCGAACAGATGTTCTTCGGGAGTTTCAGACGCGCTGTGAATCCGTCGTTTCGGACGGGAACCTCTGTCGGCGATCGGCGGACAAGAGCGACCAGCAGACGCCCGAAGTCGTTTTTCATTGTCACATGATGAGTCCCGTCTGGATTGCGGATAAACAGATAATCCAGATAGTTAAAAAGGATTTTGTTTTTGATGTTGAGTTTTACGATCATAAGGGTTATGTTTGTGGAGTCGTTTCTTTTCCCAATACATAGGGTTGAGCCTCACGAAGGTATCTTTATAGATGTCGATCTGCATTTCACCGTCCTCGTCGTCGAAAGCGCCTCTGTCGGCGAGGTACTGGCAGATGCCGATGAATCGTTCGACATTGTGCGCGATGTCGGCAATTCGAACCCAGTGCCACGGCGGATACCGGGCCAGTTTCGGGATCAACTTTCGGGAGTATGTTTCGATCTCCTTGGGTGTGATGTCAAGATTTTCCATATCGTTCGCGGTTGTAGTTTTGCAATGCCGTCTCGATCTGTTCGGCGATGTCGCATCTGCGGGCGGGAATACATTCGAGCAGTCGTGGAATCTTGTAGATCGGTTCTGCACGGTTGAAATAGTAGACGTATTCGAGTCGCCGGTTGTAGGTCTCGATCAGTCGGCAGAGTGCTTCGATCAACTCGACCGCCCCGTCTGCACCTTCGAGGCCGGGAACCTGTTCCCGGATGTAGGCATAGAGGTTTTCCATCCGTTCGACGTAATCCCATGCCAGTTCCTCGGAGTAGCGGGCGAAGACTCGATAGGCCGGCTCCGTCACGGAGAAAACGATCTCTTCGGCCTGACGATGCCGGCGCTTGATCTCATGTCGGAATTTTCCCGCAGCCTTGAGTCCGTCTTCGAGATCGAGCATTGCATAGGGCAGCGCCAATACCATCACGAGCATGTCAACGGCGATGGCGGCCTGCTGCTGTTCGACCTTGCTCGGCCGCTTCGGCAGTCGGTGCGGGGTCATGGCTTGGATGGCCATGCGGCGGCGGAGCTGCGCCGCCTTGATTTCTCGGGATGTCATATAATCAGGCGTGAAGGGTAGGCGGCTATTTCGGGACTCGGGGATGCCGTTTCCTGCAATTCCCGTTCAAACTCTTCGATGCGTGCTTCGTCCCGTTTCACGGCGATTCGGGTTATGAAGCAATGGATTCTGATTCCGGAATCGGTTTCTCCCTCCCATATCCGGGCCGGAACTCCGTTCAGGGCAACGATTTTGTCGGTGTTTTCGATTGTGATTTTCATAGTTGGATTTTTTGTGTTGTTTTTCAGGTGATTTTATTTCGTCGATAGCTGCGGCTGTTGCCTCACTCCATGCGGTCGCTACCTGGGTGACGACGGCATTGCCGAGGAATTTCTTCTGTTCCTCCTGCGATCCGATAAGCACGTAATCGTCGCCGAATCCCTGGATGCGTTTCATCTCGGGGATGCGCAGCATTCGCATCGTGACGTCAACGATGCCATAGAGGATGCAGAACTCTTTCACGCGCACCATTTCGGGAATGTCGTCCGGTTTGATTGTCCAGGCAGGTACTCCCTGCTCGATGGATACCAGATAAGGCGGACGTTTGTCCATCCGTGCGATCAGCGTGAAACAAGGCGCATCCACAGAGCCGCCGGCGGACCGGTATTGCGGATTCAGCAGGTAGTGGGCGTTTACGATATGCTGCTTGGGGTTCGTCAGCAGCGCGCCGGTTGGTTCGTCCACTCCGGAGAGTTGCCCGCCGCCGGAATAGTAGTTGGTGATAAATGGCTGCACCAACTGGAATCGGTCTTTAGTTGTCAGCGTAGGGGCCGGCCGTTCGACGGGTGAGTTGTATCCGTTTCCGTAGTATGCCGATACGAAGGCGTGGTGGTCGATTGTCGTAACGGTTCCGGCCGGGCCGTCAATGGGGATGTTCTTGCCCGCAGGCTGTCCGCTGAACTGCTTGGACAGGAAATCTACACGGGCTACGCCGAGCCGGTTTTGTGTCGCCACGGTCGGGCATGGAGCGTCGAGTCCCGGAGCGATGTATTTGCCGGACTGGTTTCGGGAGTTGTATTTGACGAGGAAAGCGTCTTTGCCTCCTGCGACGAATTTCACCAGCCCGGCGTGGATGCGGTCGAGTGTCGCTCCGACGAGTTGCCGGCGGCGATCGAAGATCGACTCACCGCGATCCTCGAAGTCGAGGCATTCCCGCACGGGCCGCCACGGCGCGAGCGGTTCGGTGAAAAGGTCGCGTGTCTGCTCCGGATTTCGGGCGTGCGTCTGCCGCGGCCACGCCATCGGCAAATCCGGCCGCGCGAACTGCCCGAAATATCGTACCCGGGATGTGTAGGCCCCGAAGTCGGCCGCATTGAGCACACGATGTTCGAACCGGTAGCCGTGGGCGCATACCTCCTCCACCCAGCGGCGGTAGTGTATTCCCTTGTGTTCGGGGTCGGGAACCCACACCGGGGCGACGGTTGTTGTCCGTCGCTTGCGGTCGTGTTTGATGTCGAGCGGACAGAAGGCCGCACCGTCCGGGCCGACGCTCTCCTTGACGATGAGTGGCCCCCATTCCATGAACTCAACGACATTTTCGATCTGGATATAGTCGGGGCGCAGCTCCTCGATGTAGCGGAAAAGGTGATCGGCCAGCGTGCGGCTGTCGGCGTCGCGCGACATGCCGCCTTTGGCCCGGGAGTGGTTCGTGCATTCCAGCGAGGCCCAGAGCACGAGTTTCGCACCGGGGTGCTTCACGCGTTCTCGGGCGACGTGTACTTTCATCGGTCCGAGGTCGAGTGTGCGAATGTCCTCGGTGAAGTGGCGCGTGTGCGGGTGGTTGGCCGCATGCGAGAGGATCGCATTGGCATCGTGGTTGACGCATGCGATGACTTTCGCACACTTGCGACCGTCGATCTGTGCCCGCTCAACGCCCGTCGAGGTTCCGCCGGCACCGCAAAAAAGGTCGATGTAAAGGAGTTGCATGGCTATAATCCTTTCATTGTTTCTTTGAAAAACTTTTCGTCTTCGATACAATCCAGACATCGGCCGTCGCCGATCAAAATTTCGTTGCTTTCTTCTCCGCAGGCCCTGCAATGTCCCGAGGTCAGCTCATCGGGTGTATAAATAGTTTCTGTTGTCATAATCTTTTTCCTAATTTGATGATAAACGCTGTGTGTTCTGGCGCTCCCCACTCGGGCCGGCCTCGGCCGATCGTGATGCCTTTGCATTCGAATGTCATCCTGCGACGGGTATAACCATAGGAGAAGCAGACGGCGTTGAACTCCTTGAATCGAGGCCCCATTGCCGCTGTACAACCAGCGCATCGGTTCACACCTTCTTCGAGACATTGACCGTCGTCGGTCGGCATATTGAACATAGGGAAACAGTCCAATAATCTTGTCATCCAATACGTCACAATCGCCCGGTATTCCTCGGGTTTCTCTCCACGCTCGATCATTTCGTACCATTCCTTTTTGAGTGGCAGATAGAGTGTTTTCATTTTCCGAAATATTTTTTGCAGTTGCAGTAGGTGATTGTCGGGTTGGCCCATTGCCCTTGGAACTGGCGCCATATTTTGTCGAATTTTCCCTCCCGATCTCGGTAGAGCATGGCGAAAGGCATAAATCCGGCCCGCCATGCCTCGCCCATCCGCTTCTGGGCTTTCTCGAAGGTATCGCCTTTGTAGCCGATCAGCACATAGCAGCGTAGCCGGTTGCCTGCCTTGGTTAAGCCTGCATCGAGGAGCATTTTTCCCGCGGCTTTAAGCGGTTCGAGGTCGTTGGGTGTATCGTATGCGAAAAAGAGCGAATCGGGGTGTAACTCGTATAGCCGTTCGGCCATCGCCGGGGTCATAAGCGCGGCCTCCAGTCCGCCGACAAACTGCGGTCGATGAGGTTGCCGTGCCAGCATGGCGAACACTTCGTCGATATGTTCGGGCGAGCAGGCAAGCAGATTGTCGTCTTGGACGATCCATCCGTCTCGCACGGGTAACTCCCGGAGCTGACCGCCTTCGCGTTTGGGCACGGCGCAGAACCAGCAGCGGTTCGGACACCCGCGCGAAGCGATGACGTAGCCCTTCTTCATGTACATTCCCGGAACGAACTCCCCGCCGGGCTCGTTGTAGGCAGGACCGCCGATCTTCACCGGGGCAACTCGTTCCCATTGTTTGGCGGCCCACTCCGCCCACGGAATGTCCCACGTGAAAGCGACCGATATATGTACCTCGTCGGCCTCGTCGAAGAGCGACGGCGTTTCGCGGACGCGCACCAGCTCGTCGTCGGGCGTGGCGTTCGTGCGTCGAGGGAAGACGCGGATGATTCGTTTGTCCATCGTTAGAATAGTTCTCGTTGTTCGTCCGGCAACATCACGCCCATGCGGCGCAGAGCGTGGCGTAACGTGTAGCCGTTGTTCGTGTAGTTCATCGCCATGCAGTAGAGCTTCGGATAACGTTCGTAGAGTATCCGGAAGCGGCTGCCGTTCAGATGCGCCCCGAAGCCGCAGAATACACACCCCGTGCGTTCGATGCCCTCGACGTCGTATATCTCGCAGTACGGAACATCGGATTTGCGGATGTATCCCCAGCAGTCGGCGCCTGTCCAAATCGACAGCGGCGCGCTGTGAACTTTCTTCGGATCGTCGTCGAAAGCGTTGCAGCCCCCGCGGCGGATGTACTGCGATTGCCGTAGCTTGCTTTCCCCGGCCATCGTGCCTACCATCGCAAGACTTCGGGTCGCCGTGTTGTAGTGGCGAAACGGGCGTTTCTTCAATATCTCGCAGCACTTCTCGGAGGTCATATAGGGTTCGTCGGCCAGGTAGCGCCAGCGTTCCGATAGTACGCCGGTCCGGCGTACTCCATCTCCATGTAGCCGATAGTTGCGCAGCTTCTCGCTTTCAGTCGTTCGGATTTGCCGAACCGCCTGCGCCTGTTCCTTGCTGACCAGCGGAAATCCGTATCGCTCCATGACCTGCCGCGGTGTTAGTGCGGGGTGGATGATTTCCACGTTCGGCGTGTGCCGCACGAAGCGGATGATCTCCGGCCATTCGTTGCCCGTCGAGCAGAACACACCCGGCATATCCGGATCGACGAAGCGTCGGGCG